CCATATCCTCATCAAAAGGTTCTGCAACAGGATCATTAGCTAACCTGAAATAAGCATCATACTCTGTTCCTCTCCTGAAGGTTGCTAATATCTCAGATATAGCAGCAAGTGTTCTATGATAGATATCCTGCTTCATCATATTCCCCTCAACGAGATCCTTAGAATCTTTGGAATAATCTACTATATCCATAACTAGCAAATCAAACTCATAGGTAATAGTTCTCTCCTCCAATACTGCATTCCCTGTAATGATATGTGCTATTGGAAACATATCCTGCTTTCTAAAATCCAGATCAAAGATGTTTCCCCAAGTAACTTGGTTTACCATATCATTTGCTGATGCAGCACCTTCTAATGCTTCTGTAATTTGATAATATCCTTTCTTCATACAATTAAAAAACCCTATTCGCTAAAATAGGGATAAAAAAAAGAGAGAGCCACTATAGCCCTCTCTAACACCTAACAACAAATCTAGTACAACCTAGATACCTAAATGAGGATCTTCTTCCTCCTCTTCACAATGACAATCAAAATACTCCTCTATCAAACATCCTCCACAATTCTCACAGGTAGCATCCTGATAGTATTGATAACTTGCTAACTCTCTATCTAAATCCATTACTCAAAAAATTCTATAAGGTTCAACAAATTACACTTAAAATTAAATGTAAGGGCTATACTTTGGCAAACTCCTAATGGAATATCTACAATGTAGTTATGAGATTTCAATGCTTCCTCTACTACCTCAGCAGTTGCAGGATATGTCTTTCTCTCCTGCTCTAATGTTGCTAATGCCTCTGGGCTTAATCTTTCGTACAAACTCATCTCTATATGATTTAAATTGGGAGGGTTGCCCCTCCCTTTGATTATTACGCTTGTAGTATTGAAATTTGCCAATTTTCTAATTTCTTTCTAAACCAATCAGTAACATAAAATGATCTAAACTCCTCATCCCATTTAACTACTGATTTAGGAATCCACATAGATTTGCCCTCATTGTTTTTAATTTTCATTGCCTTATCCGAGCATTCAGTAATTAAGAAAAAACTTGGCATAGATTGTCTTTTGTAAGCGGTAAGGAAAATTTCAGTGTTGATTTCAAATGATTTCATCTCTCTATTTTTTTAATGATAATCAAAGATATTAAAAAACAATCTTAATAACCTAATCCTAATGGTTATTTTTTTTCATCAATGATCTCTCCACATTATTCTTATCAATCTCATACTCCAGAAATGTTAGAGCAGTTCTCAATGGTAACTCTGTTACTTCCTCAAATCTGAGGAGATTGCCTTTAGCAATTTGATATACGACTCCATACCATCCCCATTTTCTACTGAATTGTGATTGTGCATCATATCCTGATTCTTCTCCTTCTCCAAAGATCTCAGGAAAGTTATTTGTAAGTCTGTCACGATACGATAAAAAAAAAGCAGACAACCCATAAAGATATCAGCACCTAAATCTTGAAAGCCTAATCCATTGTGCTTATCAGGATCATAATTCTCTATATCATGCCTACCAAACATCTTCTTGGTTATAGGTCTATACAATACCCCTAATATCTTCTCAGCCTCTTTGTAAGGCTCTTTCAGGTATGTATCTAGATCTATATATTCCCCTAATGATATATCCTCTAATTTGGGATGAAATCCATACTCCTTACCATTGTATTGGAATGATTTAGTTAGTGCAGGTTTCTCAGATAATACTTCTCCTAGTTGATTCCTTATCTCATCCAGATCTTTCTTCTTCATACCCTCTTGCATATCTCCATCTAACCCACAGAAATAATACAGAGCCAACTGATCACCATTCTCCTCATCAGCATTTAATATGAACTCCTTATACTTCCCTAGCTTGATATCTCCTAGATGCTCAGGTATTGTAATCTTAACGGATTGTGTATCTCCCATAGTTAGGTTTGCTTAGTTTGTTATATATACCATATCTCAATGCATCAATCAAGTGATTCCATTTATCCTCTGGCTTATTCAGGAGGTTACCATTCTTATCCTCCATCCATTTATAATTCTCCATCTCCTTCATCAAGTTAGCCCCTAAGATATGAATCTTGTATCTCTTTAACATATCAATTCCTGCATTGACTGAATCTGTACCTTTTGCAGTAGGCTTGATATTCCATCCCATCCTATGCAGTTCTTCAATACTCTTAGGCTCTGCTGAATCTCCATAGATCTCATCATATCTCCCTATCTCTAACTTTCTGAACTCTCTATCTAGATCCTGATTAGTTAGCCTAGTAGAATATAGCAGTTCCTCAAAATATAGATTGTTCCCTTCCTGATAACATCCTACCAATGCACTAGGATCATTCGTAAATCCAAAGTCCAATCCAAATGATAGGAACTTAGCAGTATCAGGAATCTTCTGGATAGTTGTGAATTGAAATACCTGTGCCCTGTTTGTTCCTCTCTCTCCTAATCCATAAACTCTCCAATAATGCTCATCTGTTTCCTTCAATCTCTCTATCTCCTGAATGATAGTATCATCTAGGAATGGATTGTCTAGATAGGTGGTTTGATAGAAGTCTGCATCATCTCTTGGTATCACTCTATCATAAATCCAATGGAATGTATCAGATGGGTTATAATCAAGAATGATCCTGCCGTTAGTCCTGAATACTATTTGCTGCCAATCTTCAAAGGTGAGTTCATTAGCCTCATTCAAGAAAGCAAGATCTCTCTTCCTACCTCTAATCTTCTGAGGCTGATCCATTGATATAAACTCAATGCGATTGCCATTGAGCATATATTCATGAGAAGATTTGTTATGGTTTTCTTCCCTGTATAATTCTACTCCTTTTAGGATTTCTAAGAAGTCCCTCATCACAGAAGAACGAACCGCAGGGAATGTCTTTCTAGCTATGGTGATTGTCTTTCCACTATTCTTAGCACAATAATAGAAAATGAGCCAAAGGAGGATATTGTATGTCTTTCCTGATCTTGTACCTCCCTGCTCAACAACAATCTTTTTATCTGATCGCTTTAGATGTCCGTAAACTTTATTAACTCGGATCTTGCTCATCAACTTCTTCTACCTCAAAGGTCTTTAATCCTTCGTGTGATATTTCCTGTCTCTCAACATATCCTCTTTTCTTTCCTTTAGTCTTTAGGTAGAAGATGATTGCAGTAGGATTCTCTTTTGTGATTTGGCTATGCAATTTAGTTTCTGCATAATCTAAGGCTACATTTTCTAAGTCCTCAACTGATTTCTTGTATTCTGGATCTTTATCCATCCACAGGTAATGAGTAGTTCTTCCAATACCTACACTTCTACAAGCAGTTGTTACCACTCCTAAACTCTTTTCAAGAGCCTCAAGCATTGCCTTTTTATGTTGTTCAGTTTTGTCCATCTCTTATTTCATTTAATATGATGTTAAAGCAGTTTTCTGTTTCTTCCTTTGTGTTGTTAGGTAGTATTGTTACTGCGTTCTTATTCTTTATGTTTTGGATCTTAGTCCTCTTAGCTTTCTTGAATTGTTCTGTTTGGTTGTCTTGTCTTTTCTCGTGTCTTGCTTTAAGAGTTTCCTCACTTACCTCAAGTACGAAGATCTTGCATTGCTTTTTGTCAAACAGGCTTTGATTGAATAATCTATCTCCTTCAAATACAAATGTTGATTTACTTTTTATGTTCAGGAGTTTTATGAAATCAGGTTGCACCGCCATGCTAAGTTTATCTGTTCCACAAAACACAGAGTTATCATAGATCCCTATGAAGTAAGTATCATTATCCTTAGAGTACAATCCTCTTACCAATCCATAGGCAAAAGTCTTTAAGGGCATATGCTGCTTTATGATACGCTTCATCAAGGTTGATTTTCCTGAAGCAGGTTCACCGCCTATTGCTATAATTCTTTGACTCATTTTATTATCTTATGTAATTTTTCTATTAGGTATGGATATATCACTAAACCATCCTTCCAGCCTCCGTTCATAATAATGTTGTTCTTGTTTACCCTTATCAACATACCCTCTCTTGGGTTTTTTATGTTCATAGGTCTTGCTCCAAAAACAATTTGATCATACTCAGTAACACCTAAAGAAGCAAGTCTCGCTATGCTCTTTTGAACATATTCTTTTTGCTTCTTCATATAATTATTATGTCTTATTGCCGTGCTATCCCCATACCATACTAAGCCGTTATGCCAATTCATCATTTTTTCATGAGTATAAGGTCTGTATGTGTTTATGTAATCTTTGATTGGATCTTGCTTTATAAAGAATCCGTGTCCAGACAAGGCACTTAGATTAGGAAGTTTAAATAGTTTCTTAGCCAAGAAACCCGCACAAATTATGTTTACCCCTTTGTAAAATCCGCTTGATGTCTTAACACCTTCTAAATTTGCTTCAATAACCTTCTCATTAATAAAATCCTGCTTCAAAACTTGAGGTATAGGAAGGTGATATAATTCAGTTGTATTTGTTTTGCCGACAAAAAAGCGTTTCTCAACTTCGTAATTATTGTGTATAAAGTCTAGGGATGATTTTATATAACTGACATCTTTCAACCAAGTGTCAGAAAAAAGATTTTCACTTATTATTGAAGCCGCAAAAGGGAGACGAGCATCAAAGATCCTGTACTCTATTCCTTTGTTATCAAAGTCTTTTGCTAACATTGAACCTGCTAACCCCGCACCAACTATATTATACATTCACTACTCCTTTTTTGTAAATGAATCAGATCTTGCCCGACTTTATATTTATTATGTCTGTATGAATGATACTTACACAACAAGGTTTCAAGTTCGTTTATCCTAATCCCCTTAAAGTTGTTGTGAGGTGATTCAATACCCTCTAACCCTCTGAGCATATCATAAGCATTGTTAATCATTTGATTATACAATTTCGTATCTTTTAATATCCTAACATCTTCTGGGTAATCGTTTATCATTAATAATCCCTTTAGCGGAAAAGTATAAGCCTGTCTAAAGTCTAATGAATCAAAGTCTACATCAATGTCATCGTAACAACAACTCATAAGATCCATGAATTTCCAAGCAGCCCAACTTCCGAATCCCTTTATGCTGCATATTCTTTTGAAAACAAGCCTACCATCCTGACTAAAAAAATCTTTTATGTCAGTTCCGATAAAAGCCCTTTGAATGTTGTTTAGGTAATCTTTTGCATAACGCTTAGACTTCCTTCTTTCTGTTCCGTATTTGACACTAAAAATATCAGCTTTATTTATGATTACATCTAACTCAGAGTAACTATCATAGATGACTAATTTGTGTAAAATCCAATTGAATTTTTGTTTGTCGCTCCATCCAAACTCTTCGCACTTGTCTCTTATTAATATGTAATCAGGATCTATATCTCCTGTAACAACTATTTGTTCTGAAAATTCCCTAAATGACAACATACTAATTCAATTTATCTCCTCGTTTTCTTGTCTTAGCTATGTGAAGTTCTTCCTCAGCAGTTCCGCAGTTAATCATATTCTTACGATAATACATTACTAGACTAACCCTCTTTGCATCTTCATCAATCTTATGAATAGGAGTGTTGCCATGCCATTGGTGTACATCTACCAATAATAGATCGCAGTTCTGGAGGTCAAATGCTACTCCCCATTTAGGAACAACAAAATAACCTCCTGTGTACCTTCCTTTTCGTAACACTACCAAGTTGCCAAAACCTTTCTCAAAATCTCCTTTATCAGTATGTACTGCCGTTTGCCAATTCTTATTTATGGTTATCGTAGTGAATGCCGTATTGGGAATAACAAAGTCCTGAGAGGTGCTATCAGCAACCTCCCTTTGTAACTTGTAATTCTCAGGCATTAACTCAGCATACTTAGTGTCTACCAACTTGATGATTGGATAGGCTTTCTTAAACTTTGAAAACTGCTTCTCATTAAATGCCGTTTGGCGGCAATAGGGGAATCTAGGTCCACGATCAAAATAACCAATTATACCGCTATTTACAGGAGTTTTTATGTTAGTGTTAGATATAGTACCATCTTTCTTTATTCTCTTTGCACTAAAATTTCCTTGCTCGTTTGCTGCTCCTGCACTTATCGCTCTGTTTGAAGAAACTGCTGATGCGTTTTTGAGGCTCTCATAAGCATCTCTAGCTATGTTAGCAGGTATAATCTTCTTGCGGAACTTGGCTATACACTTTCCTGTTTCCTCACAATACACATCTGCATCCTCAGTAAATAGAATGTTGTAATCCTTTTCGCCTAATAGATCTCCCCTGAGTTTGTTTACCTCCTCATCTGATAATCTAGGTGAAACTCTGTATTCCTTAACCTTCATTGCTATCCTCGTATGCTTTCTTCATTACTTGGAATATCGTGTCTGTGAGATTATCTGTTCCGTGTACTTCTCTTAGTTTCAACTCCCACTCTTTCAATAGAGGTTCTGTTTCAGTATTCAAGAACAATTGTACCATCTTCACATGAGATCCTTCCAGAGCATCATCAGGGAAATCATAGTCTCCTGTATCTACAACATCACTATCAAAAGTGTCCTCATCTTCCCACTTTGGAATATCAAGTCCCCAATCTTTTAATAAATCTGTGTCCCAAGTGTTGGCTAGTATATCCCAATCCCACTCTCCAAAAGAAGAGTTGTCTTTGATGATGAACTCTCTTTGTTGTTCCTCTGTGAGGTTATCTGCAAAGATTACAGGAACTTCTTTTAATCCTGCTGCTTCACAGGCACGAAGTCTCATGTTACCCCCCAACACAATCATATCAGCATTAACCACTATTGGTCGTAATTCAAGCATCTGGGGAAATTCCTTTATGCTCTTTACTAGCTTCTTGAATTTGTAATCCTTGATAACTCTTGGATTATCAGGATTAGATCTAACTTGTTTAATGTCTACTCTTTCCATAATTATAAAACCCTATTCTTTTATGTTGCGTTTTCTCTCCTCTCTGATTATTTTATTTATCATCTGCTGATTCATCCTCCTCTGTGATCTGTTAGGAGTTACAGGAGCAGGAGGAAGATCCACAAAGTTAGCTAAGAACTTCTGCTCATCTCTAGATAACTGCCCTCTCATATGCACCTGAATCAGGATATGCAATAACATCTCTAGATTATTCCTATTGACTAAAGTTTGTTCACTCTTACTCATTACATTCTTATTAGTCTCAATCTCCTTTGATACTTTCTTATCAATAGTGCTGAGTTGGTTATTTGTTTCTGGATATCTTCTGTCCAACCAAATCTTGATGCTTGAATACTTAGATTCACCTGATCAATCATCAGCATCTCAAGATACTTCTGAACCTCCCTGATATGTTTGTACTTTCTAATCATTCTCTATTCCGTT